CCACCAACTTGTGGGGGGACTGGTCCTTGTTCACCACCTTCCACCCCGCCGCTGTCCTCCGCTCCCGTAACCTCCTCCACCCCGTCGCCGATCACATGACACTCGTTCACGCAGCCCTCATCGGTGCGATGCCCGTAGCATCCTCACCTAGGGTTGTCCCCCCATTCTCTCCAGGAGACTTGCCGTGACTGAAACACTTGAAGAACGCCGGACCCAGATCATCTCCCTCATCAAGGAGTTGACCGGCCAGAACCGCGGACGCAATGAGGACATGGTCCTCGAGTCCATCGCTCGCCAACTGGAAAACGCAACCAACGCCCAAGGCCCGATGGTCATCATCCCCTACCTCAAGAACCTGCTCAAGAACAAACTGGCCCAGGTCGAGGACATCAGCAATCTCATGTGTGCTGTTGCTGCCCTCACCATGGTGCACGCTGCCATCGCTGACTCTGAGGCCAAGAACACATGAAGTCCATTCACCCCTCTCTCCTCCGCCCCGAACGGGACGGCACACACCGGCGGGACATTCCTACTTGGTACCTCCAGCCCGTACGCACCCACGCTGAGATCGCCAAGATCCTAGGACTCACCAAGTCCCAAGTTGCCACCGCAGAGGAACGCGGGCTGAAGAAACTCCGCCTCCTTCTCGAAGCCGGTGTGACAAACCCTCAACCCCCAAACGGCAAAGACAACATTCCATCACAGGAGGCACCATGACCGTCAAGGAAGCCATCAAGATTCTGACTGATCGCTCGTGGTTCTACGAAGGCAGCACCACCATCGACGGCTTCCGCTGCTACGTCATGCGCAAGTACGACTGGACTGACGAGAGCCGACAGTCCGTCGTCTACTTCACGACCAAGGGCCTGCGTGCCCAAGCCAAGAAGGACATGCAGAAACCATGAAGCTCATCTCCTTGGACATCGAGACCTACGGCTCGTGCACCCACACCACTCGTGGCACCACCCTACCCACCCAGACGGTGTTCAATCCAGCCCGGTCTCTTGCCACCGATCTTGTCCCACGTCAGGACATGGTCCTCACTTGCACCATCACCACTGAAGTCCACTCCTGCCCCTGTACCAAGCGGCACATCCCCATCACGCTAGACAAGGCCAAACCCTGTTGCACCTTCACCCTGCACATGGACCAGGAAAATCACCGGGTGCTCCTCCACCGCTGGCTCACTTGGTGCGACACCATCCTTGGGATGAACCTGCCCTTCGACTTGCAGTTCCTCCGAGCCTTTGATCCCCGCTTCCTCTTTGCCCTCCCCACCTACGGCAAGACGCTGTACGACCTCTCCATCCTCAACTACCTGCACTCGGAACTGCGCCCAGAACGATCCCTCAAGTCCCTTGGTCCTGTCCTTGGTACTCATGCCTACAAGCGTACCATCAAGGACGGGAAGTTCAGGTCCCCCCACGATCCAGAGTTCCTAGATTACGCCGCCCAGGACACCCACAATACCCTGGTTGCCTCAGCGGAACTGGCCCGTCGGATCCACCGGGACTGGCCTGACACCGACAAGCTAAGTGCCTACTCCATTGGTCACTACTCGGACTGCCTATGGAGCATCATCACCATGTCCGAGGCTGGGATCCCCATGTCCCGTGAATCCCTGTCCGACATGCGGGAGACCCTGCTCATCGCCTCCGACCTGGCCATCAAGTCCGCTGACCACCACGGCGTCCAACTGGAGGGCGAGGGGTCGGCCAAAAGCAAGACCGCCTTCCTTGACTCATGTGTCAACAAGCTTGCCGCCCGCAACATCGACATCCTTTCCCACCCCCTTGCTCAGTTCACTGAGAAGACCAAGGCCTTCTCCTTCTGCGATGCCAACCGCAACCTGATCCGCGGCTTCCTCCAAGACACCGACACCCAAGAAATTGCAGTCCTCCTGGCTGCCACGGCCCACCAACGGGCCCAGAAGATGCTCTCCACCTACGTCTGGCCCCTCCTTGAGGGCAAGCGCAACAAGCCCGAAGACAAATCCTCCACTGTCCTTCCCCTGCCCTACCCTGGAGAGGCAGACGGTATCGCCTACCCCGTGTGGTACCCAGTGCCCTCCTCCACCAAGGACGCATCTGGCTCAGAGGGTGGCACCATCCAGGGCCGCATCACCTGCAAGAACCCCTCTGCCCAGACCTTCCCCGCCGAGATCAAAGCCTGCATCAAGTCCCGCTTCTACGGTGGGACCATCCTCTCCCTCGACCTCTCCCAGATCGAACTCCGAGTAGCAGCCCTCTGCTCCGGCGACCCCTCCCTGCTTGCCGCCTTCAATGAGGGCCTCGATCTCCACACCGACCGGGCCATCCAGCTCTTTGGCCCTGACTGCGTCACTGCACCAACCTTCAAGAATCTTGAACGTCAAGTCGGCAAGACCATGAACTTCGCCGACCTCTTCCTGGCCTCCCCCTTCCGCATGCGGATGTCCGTCCACGAGATGACCGGCAAGCTCCTGCCCCTCTCCTTCTTCGAAGAAGTAGTAGCCACCCGACCCACTGCCCGACCCGGACTCCACGCCTGGCAGCAATCCCTCATCCGCACCGCCGACTCCCGCGGCTCCATCATCCTCCCCTTCACCGGCCAGTCACGCACCTTCGTGGGGGGAAGCGCCGAGCACCTCAACGAGATCGTCAACTTCCCCATCCAGACCCAGGCCGGCAACACCCTGCTCGCCATCCAGCGGGCCATTGCCCCCCTGCTGTCCCCCCACGTCCGTATGTTCCTCCAGGTCTACGATGCCCTCTACCTCGACGTGCATCCCTCCGTCGACCTGGATTCCCTAAAGCAGAAGTTAAAGTTCCACATTCAGGAAGTGGCGGAGTCCGGCTACTGGGCCCTACTCCAGGACCACTACGGCCACACCGTTCCTTTGTCCTACGACTTTAGCTAACATCCCGTGGGTGCAGAATGAACTCACAATCCTAGTGGACTCCAGGGAGAAGAAGCCGCTGCCCTTTCCGGAGCACCTTCCGTCGCTCCGGTCGGACCTGCCTGCTCTCTCCCGGAGTTCACGGACCTTCCGGCTACGCATTGAGAAGCGGACCCTCATCACGGGGGACTACGCCCTCAAGGAGTACGAAGCAGCCTGTCTCATTGAACGCAAAGGATCCCTCGCCGAGGTGGCAGGCAACTGCCTCACCGCAGACGGCCGCCGCAAGTTCGTCGCCGCCATGGACCGCCTGAAGGACGCCTGCCTGTACCCCTACCTGCTACTAGAGGGGAACCTTCTAGACACTCTCAACCCCACAAAAGACCTGCCCGACCCATGGAACGCGGTAGATTCCCTGCACCGCATCCTGCTAGAACGGAAGATCGGCCTCATCCTCTTACCCAATACGTCGATGAGTGCACGCAGGGCTGTAGCAGAATGGGCAGCCCGCCTCTTGGTCAATGCAGCGCTCTGCCCTATACTGCCCGCTAACCCCCCCGAGGAACCATCATGTCCGACCACGTCACCCTTGTCACCCAACGCCGACCCCTTCGTCTCGCCCGAGAAGACGCCAACCCAAATAGCATCTCAGCCAATACAAACATCGTGGCCAGCACGACTACGCAGCCTGCCAACGCTGCTGGTCGCATCGTGGTACCTGGTGTGTTGAACTACCTCTGCGTGTGTCCGATGTTTGCAAGTGGTGTCAGCACCCCCGAGGTTCGAGTCATCAGTTGGTCTCGCCTCACAAATGGCACGTGGATTCCTCGGTTCTTGGCTGAGGTGGGGCTTACCCTCAACACGACTGCAATTGGCTCGTTCAACGGTGCTTCTCTCCTCGCCCCCCACACCATCTCACTCATCAAGGGTGACGCCAAGATTCTGGGGGAGGAGTCCAGCAACCACTCCAACGCGTGGTTCATCGTGGATACCGTTGGCTCAGAGCTGATTGAGTTGGTGTTCCACCACTCAGCGAATGCGAGCGCATGCAACGCCATCATCGGCGAAGTGTGATTCCTCATGTACAGTCGAAGTCGTACAAGATCACTAGCTGTATCCAGTACTGAGTGTCGATGTGCCAAACAAAGACTTCAGAGCCTTGACTTCTTCGCTCCACCCCCCAAGTTCCGAACCAACTCCTTTGAGTTCACTGTTTTGCAGGTAAGTGGCGGTGGAGGAGGCGGATGCGCGCCAACGACTATTGTCAGTGGAAAGGGGGGCGGAGGGGCAAGCGCTGCTTCCTACTTTACGTACACCACAGATCTCAGTGTAGACGCAGCTGATGTCCCAGATGACTGGAATATTCTTTGCGAAGTCTCCGCAGGAGGAGCAGGTGCTGTCGCTGATTCGTCTGGCGCTCTTTCCGGGGGAGTTGGCGGTCAGGCATCACATCTATACTTTGCTGTAAGCAACGGCGCCTACAGTGGTGGAGGTACGGGGGGTGGAAACTCTGGTCGAGGAGGTAGGCCAATAAATACGGTTAGTAATATAGGTAGCGGGGGTGGAGCTGGAGCTAGCATCAACCTTCGCTCTGGAACCCTTGCAGGGATGGGTTCATCAGACTTCGCAGGTAACCCTGCTACTGATCTTGCATCCAACGGCGGCTCTAGCAACCCTTCTTTCCCCTACTACGCAGGTGGCGGTGGGGGTGCAGGAGGGCCCGGAGAAGTTGGAGGCATAAGCGGGTCAGACGGGGGCATAGGTGTTACTCTAAGCGAGTTCCCCGGCTGGACTTTTGGTGGTGGTGGGGGAGGTGGTAAGGATTCTGGCAGTTCAGCAAGTCACGGAAACGCTACTCATGGTGGGGGGGCAGGCGGTCAACCGCAAAGTGCTGGGCAAAATGGGCTGGCAAATACGGGCGGTGGGGGAGGTGGAGCTGGGGAGTACATCAGTGGTTCTCTTATCCCAGGTGGGAATGGTGGCAGCGGATTGGTTGTGTTTCGCTATCCAGCTACGATTCAAATCCCCTCTGGTTTCAGAGAGGAGATAGCTGGGTTCACTTACTTTGGTAACAAGTTCAAGTCTGGCCCTTGGATCTACCATGCGTTTTATGGTGTTGGCCATTTAGACATGACTAATTTGGTATCCTAATGGCACACTTCGCTCAACTAGATGAGAACAATCGAGTAACCAAGGTTGTTGTGGTTCCAGATGGAATGGAGCCCAAAGCCATTGAGGCTCTGACCCAACGGTATGGGGGCACTTGGCTTCAAACTTCGTACAATGCTCGCATTCGAGGAAAGTTTGCAGGGGTTGGGGATCTGTATGATCCCGTCACAGACACGTTCCAAACACCGCCCGAGTAGGGCAGGAGAACAACATGCCACCAGAGTTCCGGTCGACCCCCCACGGGTCGAGAGAGTTGCTCGCACTTCATGGTCTTGTGGAGAAGCGTCCCCCCGTCCGATCGTCGGACTTCAGGATGCTGGGCTCCCCCTTCCACTACTACCTCACCCGCAAGCTGGGTCTCATCCCGGCGCTCCGCTACTCCACTGCTCTCTCCCACGGCACGTGGTTCCACACCGCGTTGGAGTTGCTGCTCAACCCCCTGAACACCGAGAGTAGTGCACACGGTGTGTATCAGTCCAAGGTGGAGAACCGGTTTGAGGAACTCCGTGGGGTGTGCACCACGCTGGCCATCGGAGACCAGCGCACACGAGAGATCATCGCCGTGGAAGACCAGGATGCCCAGACAGCATGGGCGTGGGCCCTATGCACCAAGGACCTCCCCATTGAGGGGTCTCTCTCGGGGGGCCGTTCCCTTCACCAGTTCCTCTCCGACCCCCAGTTCATCACCGTCTGTCAGGAGTGCACCCTTCGCACCCACATCCCAGTAGACAACCGGGCCCACCCGGTGGAGTGCGTAGCCCAACCGGACATGCTCCTGTTCCACAAGCAGCAGCAGTCCCTTTGGATCGTGGACTACAAGACCACTTCCCTCAGCCCACGCATCCGGGCAGCCTCCTGTCCCATCGAACCCCAGACCCAGCACTACATGCACATTGCACAGGCCATGCTGGCCACGGGGGAACTCCAGAAGATGATGGATCTCCCCGACAACACCACGGTGGGTGGGATGCTGCACGCAGTGATTCGCAAACCCACCATCTCCTTCGGCCAGATGGACCGTGACTGCACCTTGGACACCACTCCCTTCAAGAGCGGACCCCGGAAGGGCGAGCCCCGCAACGAGAAGATCTACCAGGGGGAGCCTCGACTGGAGAACTACATCGAGCGGTGCAAGCGGTGGTACCGGAGCCAAGAAGAGTACGCCCACCTCGTATCCGAACGGGTCACGGAGCCCGTCATCAACCTCTCCTTCACCTCCGGAACGGCCCTCCTTGACACATCGTGGGGGGACCAATACCGTGCCCGCCTGCGGGCCATCAACCATTGGCGGGTGGCCCAGTGTGAACCGGAGAACTATCCGTGGCCGACTGAGGTGCACTCCGGCGGTACAATGGATACCTACGCCCCGTTTGTGTTGCGTCCCGTGTCCGAGTGGCCGGACATTGTGAAGCAAGAGGGGTTCGTGATTGTTGACCGAGACGCCTCGCCACTACAGGAAACCGCAGATGCCCAATGATCCATACCCGCAGCCCAAGCTGCAGCGTTCCGAGTTCGGCTCCCTCCTGCCCCAGGTACTTACGGAGTTTGTACGTCCCTACCTTTCGGGTCTAGTGAGGGAGAATCCTGAGATCACCAACAAGTCGCTGCTTCATGCAGCATTCAAGAAGAGCACGGGGAGCACCATCTCCTTCAGCACCTTCAACACGTGGTTGGATTCTCTCGGTATTTCGTTCCGCAAGACCGTCCAAGTTGAAGGACTTGCTACAATCCCCGCCCCGGGCGGGGCCGCCGGCCCCCGCCCGGATGCGGGGGAAGATGATGATGTGAGATTTGACAACGAGTCACCAATGGAGTTCCGTAGACCAGTGGGGTTCGGTGACGCATTCGGCGAGATCGCTCGCCAGCAAGGAAACATGTGAGCATTCACCAGACGACATCCTCCAACATGCCCCCCGTACGGGCTTACAAGAACCTGGGATTCCAAGGTGGACCCGGGCTTTACTCTCTTCGCAACCTCTTTGGCATGGTGGTTGGTGAGCAGAACAGCGGCAAGTCCTACTTGTTCCAGTCCTGCCCCGACGCCTTCGTCATCAACCTCGACCTCTCCTCCACGGTGTCCCCCCACGCCAAGTGTGTGGTGTGGCCGGGCATTGGTGGAGATGGTCGACCCATGGATGTGGATGGGAAGCCGCTGATCCTCACGTGGGACCACGTCGAAGCCAAGATCAAGCAGTTGTGCGACATGGCCAAGAACGGAGAAGACCGTCCGGCCATGGTGGTGATTGATACGATGATCCCCATGATCCGGTTGTTGAAGCCGTGGGTGGCCAAGCAACTGGGCCGCGAGTTGTTCGAACAAGCCCATGGACCAGCAGCGTGGGAGAAGCTCTACGACACCGTCATTGACGTGGCCCACAGATTGCGTTCCCACGGGTACGGTGTCTGGTTGCTGGCTCACCTGAGCCGCGACTGGGTGGAGATTGGGGAGGGGGCAAAGGTAGAGGAGCACTATCTAAGCCTCCCCCCCGGTCTCCGCGAACGACTGAGCAAGGTAGTGGAGATCATCGCCCCCATGCGTAGCGAGTCCAAGGAGACCCCTGTCACCGAGGAACGCACCATGAACGTGGGGGGCAAGACGGTGGTGCAGAAGGTCAGCAGCATGCGGCCCTCCATCGTGCGCACCATCTCGTTCC